ATATTGGTGGGTGAGCGCGGGCGAGGTGGAGAACGAAAGCGAATCACCATTTATTGCCATGAAATACAATTCAGCCTTTAGAGACTATTCGAAATTGCGCAAGCAAGTTTGGAACTGGTATCGCGCACGCGCGGGGCGAGAAGATTTATCGCCCGTCAGCAAATTGTTACTCTGGAGCTGTTGCGAACGCTACCGCTGGCAAAGCTGGTCTTCGCACGATGCCATTAGTTATTATTGCAAGATGATTGGAGTACATAGAACGAGCGCGAGCAGAGGAATGAGCGAGTTATTAGAGAAAGAGGTTCTATGGTGTGTGCTAGAGGGTGAGCGCAAGCGGTTAAGGAAATCGCAAGCGGGTGGGAAGAAGCATTTTTTACTGGTTGGTTTAGGTGCGCACTTGCGCGAGCAGGTGGGGCGCGATAGCTAACTTGGGGGAAGGAGAGTAAAGCTATCTTGTGTGCGCCCCGTTGATTGGTTAGGCTATTATATCCCCGTTTTTAAATATTTTTGCCATTTTTAGGCCTTGCGGTGAGACAAGTACCCAATTGCCGTTTTCGTCTTGGTGCGAGCGGGTGCGGTCGGGGTATTCGAGATCGCCGATGAGTCCGTAGTGCGCGCGCATATGGTTGATGTATTTATATTGCGCTATATCGTACGACATTATCTATTCCCCCAATGATTAACGATTAGCCATAGCGTTAAGACTATGACTAACCATATTAAAAAACCAATACCAAAGATGAAGCCGATTGTTTCAATCATTACCCGATCCCCAACAATCTCCGCAAGTTGATCCGTCTGGTAAAGTTCCCGCGCCTTTGCAGTTTGGACACTGACCCATAAATTGTTTGATAAGTTTTATTAATTTATTCATTAGTAAGATTCCTGGATAATCACATCCTTTTTGCGCTTATCCTCGTAAGTTTTAACAATCTTCCCGCATGGATAGGTTAAGAGCCAGTAGTCTTTGTTAAAGTTCTTGCTCATGCTTGGTATGTTTTCCCTTTTGCTATTTAGTAAGCGTTTCGCTTCCTCTATCATTTGTTTATGCTGTGTCATTATGCGTTCACCCATAATTGTTGTAATTTTTCGTTTGCTCTCTGCATAGACGCTAAAGGCATTAATGCCCCTACAAGCAAATCATATTCTTTATTTTTTAAGCAATCTTTAATCCAGTGATCGTTTAAAGATTCATATTGATCTATTGCTTCGATTAACTCGTTTATGGCTTCATTAAGCTGATCTTTTTCTTTAATATTCATTTTCTACCTCTCTTTTTAGTTTTGTTTTATGTTTCCAAGAATTATGCAAAGTCTTTGGCTCGAATCCTAATGGTTGATCTTGAAATATATGAACTATTTGCTCATCTGTTGAATTGTCAAGATAAACAGTAATATCTCCCATGGTTATATATGCGCTATGTCGTGAGCGCTGATCTATATGAAAATCATGCCATCCCATTTTCTTTGCTAGTTCTTTTCTTTGTTTTTTATTTAATGGTTTCATGTTATTTAATGGTTTCATGTTTCCCCCATTGGTAAATTTAAAAGTTTATCTATTCTATGCTCATCCAAAGATACAAAGCGCAAGATTTCCTCTTGCTGTCTGTGTGTGTAGCTGTCGAAGCCTTGTATATACTTTGCTGGGTTGTCGAATAGATCGCGCAAGTATTTGATTATTTCGCGCCTTGCGAATTGTTTAGGCGTAAGATTATTAATTTTCATATTTCCCCCTTGGTTTTATAAGTTTTTAAAATGGTTTTGACTTTGTTTACCAAGTCTTGGTAATTTTTCGCGCTGTACCCGTTAGCCTTGAACATATCTAAGGCCTCGGGATTGATTAGCGGGTTATCGTCAGTGTGCGCTAAGAACCAATTTAAGAGTTCTAATTCTTGGCGGTTAATCTTTGGCTTGCTGAAGTTATATCTAGTAACGCTCATGTTAAACTTCCTCGGCAAAATATATTTGACTATCGCCAATCAGCACGCTGTCGTTAATTTCCCATTCAATAGAATCATCATTCTCGGCAATCTCCTCGGCTTGCTCTAATGAATCCGCGTATATATACGCTTCTTTTTGCATGGTGTATGTTTGGGTTATCCTAAACTCTTTTAATGTATCAGCGCTCATTAGATCACCCACGATATAAGAGTTAACAAGGATGCAAAGAAAAATATAATTATTATATTCTCGGTGATTGTCCGCGCTTGGTTTGTCCAGTGTTGCGGTTTTCTTGGCTTGTGTAGTTTATGTGCATAGTCTTTCATTGGCTCACCTTTTTAATAATTTTTACGGGTTGCAAGTAAGTGCCTATTGATTCTTTAAACATGGTTATATGTTTAACTCCATCAATAGTTATTCTTCTCCCTGTTTTCCCTCTTTTAACCCATTCATCTTTGGTTATTTCAATATATTTAGTCATTTAAGCCACCTCTCTAAAATCGGGTGCTACAATTCCATAACCGCCAAGATCACGATACATATTCTCAATGTTCTCATTGGTAAATTCCTGGTTAAATTTGATAGCGTATCCTCTAGGGTCGCCATTGATAAAAAGATTGCTTTCTTCTGTATTAAGAATAGATGCAACTTCTTGCATTAAATTATCAGAGTCTTTATCGAACTCGTCATATTGAATGTATCCGTTGCAATAATCCTCCGCCAATCTGTGAACTCTGTTTTCAAGTCTGAACAACTTTTTACATAACTCAACATTCTCAATGCCTGTATTGAATAAATTGTTTAGGCGTTGCCCATGTTGATCTATTTGGTTATACATTTTTTCTTTCTTATTCATTTTTTTTACTCTCCTTAAAAGTAAGTTAGTTATACCACCAAAGGCGCATATAAAACGCGCCTGGATGGTTAGGGGGTTGTTAATTTATGGCTCTCTCCTTATTTGTAAAATGCTTGCCGTCATTTTCCGAGAAAAAAACATTTGCATCTTTTGCGCCAAATCTAATTAAACTTTTACATTTATGCAGTCTTAAATAATCGCTTAAAATATCTAAAACAATATCTCGTTCAATATCGCTATCACACTTAACTGTAATATTAAAAGTTTCTTTTTCTGTGTAATCCATTTTACTCTCCTTTATTAAATGGGTTGCTTATACCACGAAAGCCCCGAAAAGACGGGGCGTTAAATCGTGGGGGGTTGTTAGCTTGTAGCGCGTCTAATAATTAACAATGCTTGATCTATAATTTCTCTCAAAATTATTGTTCCATCTATAGCATCTTCGACAATGGCAAAGCAGAACTCTAATCTTTCTTGTTCCTCTCTTTCTGTCATTTGGTATGACTTGCGTGTTAAATATTCGCGGTTGCTTTCGGTGTTGTATTTATCCATTTTTACTCTCCTAAGTAATTTATATATCTCCTATTATGCATATAAAAACTTACTTGTACACATTTTTTCACATATTTATTTCATTGATATTATGAGTATGCCCTTAAATCCTTTAAACTAAAGGCATAAGGGAACACAAAAAAATTCAAATATGGATAAAAAATTACCTAAAAAATCCAACAGAGGGCGCAAAAAAATACATTTTTCAGAAAGTCAGCTTTTGGAAGCCGAAAGGCTTTCGGGTTTAGGATTTTCAGAAGAGTCTTTGTGCAAAGCTGTTTTTGGATGTTCTGTCAGCACATTGCAAAGACGGAAAAAGGAATTTGCGAATATTGAACAGTATATAAGGCGGGGAAAAATGAAATCTATCGAAGAAGTATCAGCAGCTCTGTTTGATTCCGCAACTGGTAGAAATGGGCGCGATCCATCCGTGAGCGCTCAAATATTCTTTTTAAAGAACAAAGGAAAGGAAGCGGGCAATCCGTGGGCGGATGTCCAGCAAGTAGAAAATAATATTAACCTTTCAGATATTATCTCCAGCGCCAACGCCAGAATAATAGATCACAAGCCCGACACGCTAGCGCACGACGCGCCCGCGCTAGACATCAAACAAATAAACAAGGCTAAGAACTCATGAGAGCTTGCTGTAGGGATTTATTCTTCTCCCTTGTACCTTCCTACACACCGAGCGCGCGGAAGCTCACAGCGCGACTCTCCGCGCTTCTGATAGCGCGTTCACTTAATCCCGCGCGGGGCGCGTGCTAGGGTGAAAGTTAGTACCTACTATCGCTGTATGACCCCCCCTTGCGTTGGGAGCGCGGGGCAGTGTACATGGAACTGTTGCGATAATTTTTTTTAATTTTTTTTTAAATTTTTTTTATGAAATATAAAGCCGAAGACGAAAAGAGATTGATGACGGAGATATGGTCGGTTAATGTAAAAGACGATCCATTAAACTTTGTTAAGTTTGCTTTCCCTTGGGGAATGAAAGACACCCCCCTCGAAGACTTTAAAGGCCCGCGTAAGTGGCAGGAAAAAATTTTGCGAGAAATGACAATCCATATTGCTAGAAATGGCACTAGGGATTTACCAGAGATGTTTAGAATGGCTGTAGCTTCAGGTCGTGGTATTGGTAAATCTGCTTTGGTTTCATGGATTATTCTTTGGATGTTATCCACAAGACTAGGGGCTACCATCATAGTAACCGCTAACACCGAACAACAGCTTAGAAGTAGAACTTGGGCTGAACTTGGTAAATGGATGACTCTTGCAATCAACTCTCATTGGTTTCAAAAAACTGCAACCACTGTTAAACCAGCACCTTGGTTTCAAGAAGCGCTAGAGCGCGACCTCAAGATTGATACTGGTTATTACTACGCGCAGGCGCAACTATGGTCAGAAGAAAATCCAGATGCCTTTGCGGGTATTCACAGCTCCTACGGGGTCTGTTTAATCATGGATGAGGCTTCAGGTATACCTTCACCCATTTACAGCGTATCGGAGGGTTTCTTCTCTGAACCAACATCCAATCGTTATTGGTTTACTTTCTCCAACCCGCGCCGAAACACAGGCCCATTTTACGATTCCTTTAATAGCAAAAAGCGCTTTTGGCAGAATGTGCAAATCGACTCGCGCACTGTCGAAGGCACTGACCAAAAACTCTTCCAATCGATGATTGAGCAGTATGGCGAAGATT